AAAGCAGTAAATCCTGTTGAGGTTATTGGTGAGTTAGATAAAGAAGTCATTACATCATCTGTACCATCAAAGTTTATGTACGCCTTGTCATTTGCACCATCATAACCATACCTTAATGGTTGTTTTATAGTTTCATCTTGAGCCACATTATTATTATTTCCTGATTGATCTGCCCATGCACTAACTCTTTTTGTTGGTATGTCAAATGTCACGCCACTATCTGCTTTTAACCAAACAACTAAATCACTAAAGTCTGATGGGTAAACTGATACTGGTCTAAAACATTTTGTAAAAGCACTCATTGTAAATACAAATTTTATTTGTACTAATCTATCATTTGCTACTTCTTTTACTCTTTCTATCTCTAAACTTTCATCATTTAGGTATGCTTCTACTGTTACATCTTGATAAAATTTTAAAACCATATCAAACCATTCCATAGCTAAATCTTGTAAGTTATCCCATCTTTTTTGTAAGGTAACTACTGATTGTGCTGCTTGTGGGTATAAGTTGTAAAAATTTATTTCAAACTCATATTCCTCTCTACCATCATATATTTCTGGTATTATAGATGTAGGAGGTTGTATAAGCATTAATGGGTACTTAGTATCATGATCTTCATTAACATCTGACTCATAGCCAAACTTGACATCACCATAAGTCCATTTGCTTTCAAAAACTGTTATTAAATCTGATAATCTTGTTATTGCCATTATTGTCCTAGTTGTATGTTGTTTTTATTATGTATTTTTTCTTGAACAGCTATTTCATAATCATTTTTTGCACTTATCCAACTTAAATAAGTTAATACTTTGTACAAATCTGTTTTCTTCACGCTATCCACATTATTATGTCCATCTTTTTTAAATACTCCTTTTTCTGCTACCATATACAAGCTATTTAACCAACCATAAGGTTTTATAAATTTATTGTACAATCCTACTGTTGAAACTCTGTTTTTTCCTCCTCCTCCTTTGTTTCCCCCACCAAATACGTTTGGAAAGTCTTTGTTAATCTTACGCTTTGCAAAGTCAAAAAAAAACTGAACTCCCAAACTATATCCATTGTAAGTTCTTTAAACTTCTCTGTTTTGGAGGGTATAACATCATCATCATACTCCTCATCTATCTTTCTACACAATATCGCCATTTGTTCTGGTAAAACATCAAATCTACCATGTTTCATAATTTGTATTGTGCTTTCAAGGTGTGTTGACTCTATATAATCTCCAAATGTGCTTCTCTTTAGAAACTCTTTTGGAAAAAAATACGTTTCACCTTCAAACTCAAATCTATCTATTCCTTTTGGTTTATATTCTTCTAATAGCTTTCCAACTGTAGAAACTGCTTGTGTTACACTTTCTATATCTAATTTTTGAAACATATTCACATTTATACCAGTTAGATATAAAAATATATCTCTATTCATTCTCAAAACCTCCACCTCACTATGTTCTACTTCTATAGGATTACCTTCTTCATCTTTTTCATTGTACTTGCTTATAATAGCATATAAACCATACCACCATTTTAGAGTTATGTCCTTCCACTCTGTTGGTATTTCATAAGTTGTGTCTTGAATTTTTATTTCTACCATAATTAATTTTTAGTTAGATGTTCTTGTTGTATTTGTTTTATTAATTCTTCTTCTTCTAAATCATCTATTAGAATATCTGCCAAACTACCAGTAACATCTTCTGTTATTACTGTAACTTTTTCTAAATCATTTTTTACATCATCTGCATTAATTTTGTTTTTTAAAGCAGTCAAATAACCAATACAAGAGTAAAAACTCATATTTGGTATTAAAAAAAGAAATTCTTGCGTTACATCTTTGTTTTTTAACATTGTAGAGTGAAAACTGTTAGAATATGCATAAACTGCACTTAAAATATCTAAAAAATCTTTATATTTACCACTTTCTGCATTTTCTGTAGCAAAATACATAATTTTTTTAAGTCTAAGCAAATATTGCTCAATAACATCTTTATGTCTGTCATTTAAGTATTTTACTTCACTCATTTTCACTATTTCATTATAATTTTTCAAAACTTAGCAAAATTAGTAAACAAAGTATGAATTTTTTTCCTAATTTATAGATAAACTGCAAAAAATTAACTAAAAAAAACAATTTTACCATTATTACTCCAAATTTCTTTATTTATAGCCATAACTAAGCAATCTACCATATCATCATGCCTTGCAGATGGAAATTTTGTTAATTGATTTAAAAACTCTCTGTTCCAATCACCATTTAACAAACTTACTCTACCACTTTCAAGTGATGCACTAATATCTGCTACTCTGGCTACTTTATCTTTTGTTGGTGGCTTATCTTCTTTTACATTTAGTCCAGTTTCTCTAATTAGTGTTTGCACTATTGACTTACCAGATGCTTTTGGTTCTACAAATATTCTGCTTTTGTTTGTGTAACCATTTTTTTGTACCCATTGTGGTATAAATTTTACAAGTTCTGGAAACTCTTTATGTACATTAATACAATCAATTATTTGCCACCTATTATGTTTGTAGGTGTAAGCAAGTAAAGCAGAGGGGTCATTTTTTTGATTTGCAGTATATGCAGGATCAATAACAAAGTTTACTGTTGCTTCATCTACTCTAAATCTATCTATCTTAAACCAATCTTTATGTATCATACCAGAGTCTAGTGGTGTTGGTGTTTGCATTAGCTGTCCTGCATAACCATAACTACCTAAAGCACTTTTGTAATCATCTAATACTTTTTTATTAAATCTATCTGTCCAAAACAAACCAGTTTCTTTATCATAATATTTTTTTAGTAGTGGAGGTTTGATATTTTTTTCTGATTCATTAGTTGCAGGTATGCAAACATGATTGTAGTTTATTCTTGTTTCTCTATCTATTAAGAATCCAGTTAAATCTTCTTCATGCACTCTTTGCATTATAATTATTCTCACTCCAATATCTGCTTGATTCAATCTTGAGTAAAATGTTGTTCTATACCACTCGTTTGCATTATCTCTTTCTGTTGCAGAGTTTGCCATTTGTGGTGATAGAGGGTCATCTACTATAAGAAAGTCACCACCCTGCCCAGTTACTGTACCACCCACAGATGTTGCCCTTCTCATTCCAATATGATTATTTTCGTATCTCTCTTTTAGGTTTTGATCTTTCTTAATATGAAAAACATCTCCCCATCTTCTTTTGAACCAATCGCTAAAAATTATATCTCTGGACTTTGTTGCAAGTTCTATAGATAGTGTTGCAGAGTAGGATGAAGTTATAAATCTTAGTTTTGGTGATTTAATCCATGCCCATACTGGAAACATTACAGTTACTATTAGAGATTTAGTGCTACGAAAGGGTACGTTAATAATTATGTCTTTTGTTTTTGGTTTTTGTGCAATTATTCTCTCACATTCTTTTTGCAACAAATCACAAATATATTCATGATGCCAATTTGTAGATAGTGGTACTGATGGTTCTACCACATGCCATGCTTGTTTAAAAAACTCATAGAAACTCATCTCACAAAGTTTCTTGTTTAAGGCAAACTTTAGTGCTTGTTTTTTATTCATTTATAGATAATAATATTTCTTTACACAAGTCATAAGGTATTTTACTTCTTTCATAATTTCCCTTCAGACCTTGTGTGCCAGTTTGTGAACCTCTAGGTGCTGATACATGACAACTATCACCATTTTTACACATTTTTCTTGGACTCCATCCACTTGGATTAAAAATACTTTTTAAGTTATTAGTCCATATATCTGTTGGTTTCATTCTTGTATCTCCATATTGACAATATGTTACTGTTGCTCTTGGTAATTTTTGCATAAAACTTAATTTTCTAAGTTTTCCTCTTGGGTTCTCAATAAAAAAATAATCTGGTTTATAGTAATCTATAATTTCTAATGTTTTTCTAACAATTTGACAACCTAAAATTGCATCTAATGTTTTTGGTGTATGGTCTTTGTTCCAATGTTTACCAATACTTGCTACACTAAAATATGTACATGGAGGAGATGCCCATATTATATTAGGCTTGAATGGAATTTTTTTATAATCAAATTCTAATATATTTGTTACATAATCTATTTTTTTAAAATTATTTATATCTACTGTAAATGTTTTATGACCTAATTCTTCAGCTACTTTACTAAAAGACCTGCTACCTGCAAATAATTCTAATATTTTCATAATTCATCTAATTCTGTGTAATCAATATCTTCTGCATCTTCCAGACCTCTAATCTGTTTTTTAATATCATCAAGAGTTGCACCTTCATTTAAATTTATTTCTATTTTAGTGTCAGTATCTTTTTTTATTTCTGTTGCAGAAAGTTTTGGTATAGCATAGTTCATAAGTTTAGCTATAGCATCTATGTAGGCACGTGGATCTTCATCAAATAATATATCAAGTGCCATTTTAATCTTTACTGGTTGACCCTCCAAAGCATATGCCAAAGACTTTCTAGTCATTCTAGCTACTTGTTTCATTTCAGTATTTTTTGGTTCAAGTGCTTTTGGAGTCTTGTTGTAGTTTTGGTCTATCTTGCCAATAGAATCATACTTAACTCTTTTTTTCATAGCTTCTTTACCAACATATTTTTTACTATCATCATTCATGTTGCCAATATACAATAAACATTCTAACTATATTCACAATAAATATATAAAATTGAACATCTAATTTTTAACATTATGTTCCGATTGTAGATAAATTATGCAAAACTATAATTTTAAAACAGTACCTTCGTGATCCTTATAAAGTATAACTAAACACAATATACTTTTTATCTCTTTTTACCCTAAAACATAGTATTTATAAAATTGAACTTTAGTTCTGTGTGTGTCCGTTTGTGGGGTTAAGAACAGGAGATATATTTTTTTACGGATTTGCAAACATACAAAAATATTTTCAATAATTTAACAAAAAAAACAAAAAAATGTTAACAATTTTTAAATATATTAACAAAAAAAATTATTTTTTTAAAAAAAGTTTGTTTTTTTCTTGCATATAAAGAAAAATTTTGCAGATCATACAACACTTTTTTTTTACTTTCTATTAAAAGTTAGCTAATTAATATAATAACTTTTAAAGCGTCTTGATGTGTGTAAAGTGTATAGTATTTAAAAGATAATTATAATACTTTAGACAATAAAAAAAGCACCTTAAAAAAGATGCTTTTAATACTAATATGTTTTATTTGTTTTATTCTAAATCATATATTTCTGTTTGTAATTCGTCAATTAAAGAAAGTATTTTATTAATTTTTTCACTTTCTTTGTTGTTATTGGTTTCATGATCGTATTTAAAATATTTATAATTAATCCCGCTTATAATTTCATTATATACATCATCTAAATAATTTAATATTTCTTTTTTTATTTCTTTTTTCATAATTTTATTTTTTTAAAGTGTTTTTATTAATTTATTTTTTTTAAAAAGGTAGTTCAAATTTTAAATTGTATATTAATTCTTTAATTTGTTTATTTGTATAATCTTTAGAAGATTTAACAACATTTAAAAGCGTTTTAATATGTATTTTATTATCATAATGTTTTTTTATATCGTTGTTATTATTTAAAACTTCTATTTCTGTTAATATCCAGAAACTAAGCTCGTTAATTAAATTTCTTTTTTGTTTTGATATTTTCATAATTTTATTTTTTAAAGTGTTAGTATTAATTTTTAAAAGCATCCCTTAAATAATAATGTTATAATAAACAATATTAAATAAAAAGTGTTGCTGTAATTTGTTAATGGTAATTCATTTCTAGCCATAATTTTAATTTTTATAATTAATATTTATTTTATTTCCGTTCCATTCCTTACCGTTTAAATACCATTTAAAATTTCTTTGATATATATTTACATTTGGCAAGCCGTTCAACCGTTCTTTTGTTGTTGGTGTGAACCATCCGCAATTAGTAATTATTAAAGTATTATCTTCATGTAAAATTGCTATTATATTATCATGTAATTTTAAATAATATTTTTTGTTAAGTTCTCTTACTTTCATGTTTTGGCGTGTAAATATTCGCCTATTTAAAAAAGCATTTATACTGTCATTTGTTATTTTTCTCATTGTTTTGTATTTAGTGTTATTATTTATTTTAAGTTGTTTATAAAATCATCTATTTGTGTTTCTAATTTATGCCACTGATCTCTTGCTTCTTGACTTGCTAAAAGTGAAGCGAGTAATTCAGAATTAATATTTTCTAAACTATAACCCATTTCACAAGCTATATTTATTGACTCGTTTAATGATGCGTCATTTTTTTGCAAATATTTAATAGCATTTGAATAATATATTATATCAATGTTGAAAGCTCCGTTATCTTCTAAAATATCTCTTAATATATATATATCAATTTTTTCTATTTCTTCTAGTTCTTCTTCTGTAATATAGTCGCAAATTTCAAAATCTAAATCATTATTGTGATCTAAATATTTTAAATAATCGTATAAAGTTTTTACTTCTTTTTTTGTTGTTAATTCCATAATTTTTTATTTGTGTTTAGTTATTAATTTTTTTATTGTTCTTCTCTTTCTGCATCTGCTTTTGCTTCAAGATAATTTTCTTTTTGTATTGCATTCCATTCATAATCTTCTAAAGGTTCGCAATATTCCAGACAATATTGACACCTGTCAGAATTGTCAACCCTTGCACCGCAACAATTGGAAACATAGTCAGAACCGAAATCTTCAGGCGTTGAAAGTTTGTATTTATCATAATTTTTCATAATTTATTTTTTTTTAGTTTTAATTATTTTTACATTATTATATCTATTTCTAACTGGATTAGTATTTAGTATTTTAAAAAATGTATTTTCTGCTTCATATACATTTAAATTTTTAATCTCTCTTACTATCTCATTGACATTGTTTATTTCTACTACTTTGTATTTTTTCATAGTTATTTGTTTTTAGTTTTATTTAAAGTCCTTGTATAATCGCAAAAATTTTTATTAGAATTGCAATTGATACAAATATTATCATATTTACTTTTTTTATATTCTTTGCAAACTTTTATTTTTTTTATTTTTATTTTCATTATTTATTTTAATTTAGTTATAAATGATAAAAGTCTTTTATCAAAATTATTTTTTTTGTTTCTTTCTTTCTGTTCTTTACGATCTTTAAATTCTTGATTTACTTTTATTGAAGTATTCCAATCTAATTTTTTTAATCTGTCTATCTCTTTTTGATATTCTTTTAATTTTTTTGTGTTCATAGTTTTATTATTTAATATTATTAATTTTGTTTTCTTCTTTTTGTTTATCTTCTAAAATATGCTTTATATTTATGCTTTGCACAACTGGAAAGCCATTTTTTAAAAGAGTGTAAATAGTTTTTTTGTTTTTTCTTTTTTGTTGTGTGATTTTTAATTTCATTTTTTAAAGTGTTTAAGTTTTTTGTAATTATTTACAATGCAAATATACAACTTTTTTTAATATTCAACAAAAAAAGTAATAAAATGTTAAAAAAGATATTAATATTTATTTTGTTAATAACTTGACAATCAACGCCTTATATAGAACGCACACACACGCACACGATAACAGCAGACCCAGCAGTTTCACCAGCAGTTTCAGGGCAGTTTCACAGCAGATCTTTTTACAAAAAATTTTTTTAAAATATTTTATTGAATTTTTAAATACCAGTCAGCAGTTTCAATGCACTCATCAAGACCTTTAACAACCTTTGCAAAGTAACCTGCTTCATTTAAATATGCAACCCATTCCTTTTGTTCTTTAGTTGGATATGATTTTTTATTCGCTTTGATTTCTAAAAAACATCCTGCATATTTGTGATTGACTTTTAGTATTTGCATGTCAGGAAATCCTTTGACATAACCTGTTTTTTTAGCTAACACAGCTTGTTTCATAGAGGTTCTTATACCTCCCAAAGAAGCACAGTATCTAACTTGAGGATAATTGTATTTAAGGTAAGTACAGAACGCTGCTTGTACTGATGCTTCAGGTTTCATTAATGATGGTTGTAAACAGATTTACCTACCCTGCGTACCCCCCTATACCCCCCATCACCCCCTGCATAGGTTGTCTTTTTGATAAGTTGATACATTAATGGTTGTGATACGTTGTACTTTCTAGCCAAAGAAGATATAGTTATCTTTTCTGTAGCATTATTATATTCATCTCTTATTGCTTGTGCTTCTTCCTCTGTAAACTTTCTTCTGGAGTAACCTCCACCTCTCATGTCTTTTCTATCTTCTAATTTTATTTTTCTAATCTTTGGCATATCTATTTATTTTCTGTATATATTAATACCATATCAGTATCACATTCTTCATTAGTGCAACTGTAATTACTAACTATACCATCTCCTTCTAAATCATAATCTTCATAGTCATTATCACCACCCCACAATAATTCTGCTTCACATTTTTTACAATTCATATTTAATAATTTGTAAAGCCATATTGATCTTCAATATCAACTTTTATTATTTCTACTTTAAATTTATCTGGTTTTTTTTTATGCAAGTACAATATTCTATTCATTATTGTTTCATCGTTTTTCATTTCGTTTATATCATCTGTTGTTGCAAAAGTATCTATCACTCCTTCTACTGGTCTTCTTGTCACACCTACCTTATTACTAATCTTATAAGTAGCAAATATTCTAAATATTGGCTTTGGCATTTTTAATTTTATCTAACTCAAACTCTAAATGATTTATAGCTTTTTGTATGCAATCTATAGCAGTTTCATGCTTCCTAGAACAACGCAATATATAACTTGTTGCTGTTCCTAAATTATAACTAAGATTAAAATCCTCTATAATCTTTCTTGCTTCATAACCATAAACATTACCTATGTAATAGTTTGGTGTTTTATTTTCTTTATAATCTATTCCTAATTCTTCTTTTGACATAAACATTTTTGGATTAATTGATTTATTTCTATCAAAGTCATAATAATATTTACTGTGTTTTTCTTTTTTCATTTATCCTATCATGCTCTAAACCACCTGTTAAAGTGTTTTCATATTGTTTTATGTTTGATTCTAACCTCTCATCATTCTTGCTTTCATCCAAAGATGCGATGCAATGTAATAAAATACTTATAAAAAATACTATAAAAACTATACATAATAAAATACAAAACATAATCATTTGTCAAATTTTTTTGCTGCCTGATTATAACCATACATCCAACCAAAAAAACAAGAAGCTATCATTAATAATACTGTTGTAAACATTTCTCAAATTTATAAAAATAATTTATATATAATAATTTTATCTTAACAATTTAGGTTCTGGTCTAAAATGTGGTACTGTTTTAGGATCAGCACCTGCATCTACTTTTGCTCTAGCATCCCATATCAAATCTTTATGACTTCTTAACCACTTCATATATGTTGGTACATTAAGATGTATAAAATCTTTGTCATGTGGACTTCTAACACCTAATCTAAAAGCATTGACAGCATCTTGAAAGTAAAAATTTTTATATGTTTTACTCAAATCTTCTGCTAAACTTTGTGCCATAATAACTTTTGTTTCTGCATCTACATTATGTTGACCTAACTCTATATAGGTTTTACTTAATAAATCTAAACACAAATCTTCTAATTCTTCTCTTGTTTTTGTTTTTATCATTTTCTACCTTTTTTTAACAATTCTTTAGCTTCCATATGCGAACTTAAGTGCATATGTACTTTACTAATACTCTTTGTTGTGTTTCTTTTTTCCCAAGTTCTCACACATGCTTTCCAGTTTTTCATTTTGTTTTTACCTACTTTCCAATCTTTACTTTCATAAAAATCAAAGAAAGTTTCTGCATCTAAACCATTACCTCTGTCTTTACAATACTTGGCAATTTCAACAATAGTTGGTTTTTTAAAACGCCCTTTATTATTACTATATGTAATATTATTATTAATACTTGTATTATTATCCTTAAACTTTTCTTTAATACCCTCCCTATCTTTTTCTTTAATACCCCCTTTAAGAATACTTATATACCTCCTATCAATTTCTTTAGTACCCTTTTTGTATGTGTAAGTAGTTGATATATAACCATTTACAATAAGTTCTTTGATCCACTTAGAAATAGTTACAATACTCTTACCATATAGTTTTGAAAAGTATCTGTTTGTTGCAAAGCACTCACCATTCATATTTAATAATGCAGTTATTTCTGCATACAATAGTTTTGCATGGGCAGTAAGATTTTTGTCATATCTAACTTCTGCAGATATGATTGCATAATAGTTTGGTTGTTCCATGTTATCTACTAAACAATTGATTAGAGAACCATAATATATTTTTCTTACCTTTATTATTTTCGTAAGATTTTAACTGGCGATCTGCAAATTCTTTTGCTTTTTCATTAATATGAGTTATGTTTTGATTATCTATATATTGTTCGTAAAACTCATACCATTTAGCTTTTCTTTTGTAGTAATAATGTTCTAGTCTTAATTTTTTTTCATCCATAATTTAAAGTTTTAGTTTATAAAAAAGGAAAGAAAGAAGGAGTCACCATCAAGTTTAAATTGTAAATTAATTTTATTAATACTCAATTATTTGTTGTTTATCAATAGTGACCTGTAATTGTTTCAAAGTATAACCGCCATTATTAAATTAAATAAATTACAACCTCCTTTCTAACCTATATTATCTATGTTAAATGTTTATTTATCACCTCATCTTTTCTATCTAACTCATTCTCTAAATCAGCAATATAATTTTTTTGTTTTACAAAAACTATAGCTGCACCCATAATATTGCCAATTAAAATACATAATAATATTATAGACAGTATAGATAAGTTAGAATGGTAAATCATCTTCCTCTGTTTGTTGTTTCTTTTTTTCTGGCTTCCAAGTATCTACCTCAACATAGTGGGTTTTACCATACTGATCCACATCTCTTTTTTTAACAGTCTTTAATTTAACATACTCCTTACCATCATATTTAAAGATATAATCTTTTGCATTATCTCTTAAATCTGACAGGCATAAAGTTTGTTGAATCAAATTACCATCAAACTTTTCTATACCACTACCTACATAAATTTTTTCTTTTGTTTCTGACATTTTCTTTGTTTTTTAAGTTATACAATTGTTTTAATTTTTTATTTATTTCTTTACTTTGTTGTTGTAAAATTCTTATTGTTTCATCTACTTGTGTTTGTTCTATTTTTTGTTCTACAGTTTTGTACATTTGTTTTTCTTGATAACCTTTTAAGTTTTTAAATATTTCAAATGTTCTTACATGATGTATTATAGAAGCATGGTGTAGATTTGCAATCTTACCCACCTCAACTAAACTTAAATCAAATTTAGTTCTAAGAATATAAACAAAAAGTCTTTTTGCGTAAATTAAGTTTTGCTTTCTACTATTGCTGCATATATAATCTTTATTATCTATATCATATAAATCAGCTATTTCTTGTAAAATTATATCTTGATAATTTTCGCTGTACATTAATTTTAATTGTTTTTCTTCCATTTTTTAGTTTTGTTTTAAATCATACACTATTGTATCAACTATATCCTGAACTTCTAAACCCATAAATACTGACAATCTATAAGCATGTATAAATCTTATTAGTGTTGGTTCTTCTATATACTTTTTACTAGTAGCATAGTTTACACCCATAATTTTACACAGCTTAAAATTAGATATTCCTTGTATTCTAAGTAATGCTTCAAACTCATTTCTAGCACATCTTATTTTATCTAAAGAATATTTTTTAGTCATTATTTGGTTTTTTTATGTTCTTAATCATCACATCTTCAGATACCTTAAACTTACTTACATCTCTTAAATGAAAATCTATTAGTTGATCTTTTGTAAAAAAATCTGCAGATTCTGCTAAACTTATTTGACCTATAAAGTTTTTACTTAAAAAAACATTACAATAATCTGGATTATCTATGCTTCTAAAAACTTCTATTTCCAAATACATTGTCTTTACACATTTTTTTGTATTGGTCTTGTGGGTCTGTTTTGATTTCATTTTCAAATATTTTTTTTACTATTTCTTCAGCTTCTAGTTCTGTATAATCATTTAAATTGCTAAGTATTGTATCTTTTTCTAACTGTGATAATGATGTTCTGTCAATCATACTATCAATGATGACCAACTGTCTATAAGTTATAGGTGTTGGCTCACCATCAATAATATCATTAATCCAATCATCTGACATTAGTCAACAATCTCATCTTGACCAAACACATTCCCTTGCTCATAGAATCCTGCAATTTTTAAGACTACTCTACTCATTGCTCTTTTCTCTGCCATAGCTACAGGAAACTTTTTACCACCTCCCATAAGATTTGCTTCAGATGCTTCACCAAAACTCATCATGTTTCTTACTTCAGTTTTGTTGATCTTCATTGTAGCAACTGCTTTTAATACTACATGAGTTTTATCTAAGTCCATTACTACAGGTTCATAAGCAACTGTAATACCTTTTTTGCTTACAATCTTATCAATACCAGACCTTGTGATGATTACAAATCCTCTTTTGTCTTTGTAAACATCTTCTTTAACAAGACCATTTTCTTTAAATAATCTTCTTAGTGCATCTTCTCTTGTTTCTGTAACTGTTTCTGTTGTTTCTGTTTTGTTTGTTTTTCTGCTCATTTTGTTATTGTTTAATTGATTAATACTCTGTTGTTCTTCATAAAGTTGTTTCATTTCTCCCATAATTGTTTTGTTTTAGTTATTAATTTTCTTTTAATTCTGAAACTATCCATAAGATAATTCCTGTTATTACTGCCCATCCAAACATATTTTTTAGTTTTGTTTATATTTAGTTTGTTGGTGACAAAATTATAAAATTGAAACTAACTACCAAACTTTTTTAACATTTTTTTTACAAAATGTTTATGTGCTAGAAGTAAATTGTATGAAAATTATGTGATATTTTAGAAATAATGTACTAAACGAGCCACTTGACCACTTGTTTTTTCGTGTATAAAACCTTCAACAGCTTTCGGTACACCAGTAAAACCTTTTCTACTGTGCCAACTGTCAGTACCACTAGGTGATCTCATATATTCTACTGTAACACCTATAAAATCTTTTGCATCTCTCCATTTATGTTTTACTTTATGATGTAAATGATGTAAATACCAGTATCTATATTTGGTATTACTCCACATCTCTGGTCTTTCTTGTGCCATAAGTAGAGGTAAATTATCCATTTTTGCACCATCTCCATGTTCTATACCAATAAGATTTGTACCATACTCATAATATTTTCTATAAGCTACACTAATGTCAAATGTAACCTCACCATCTTTTCTAAACCAACTTTTGAGTGCATGTGCTAAATGAAAGCCACTTTGATAATCGTGATTACTCATACTATGTACTACATCTACAGGTGCAACCTCTCTTAAAATCTCTACACACTTTACATATAATCCTAAAGCAAACTCAAAGTGCATCCACCATTTACCATCAACATCTTGATTAGTACCCTTTGTAGTTGTATTATAAACATTATCGACATGCAAAACATCGTTTCCTACGCAAAATAATATTCTTTCTATACCAAACCCTTCTGACTTGCTTAAAAGTCCTTCTAAACCTTCTATAACACGCATACAAGCAGTTTCAACATCATAGTTATTACCAGTTTCTACTTTGTTTGCATATTTACCTATATGTATATCTGCAGGATTTATAACTAATAAGTGACCTCCTTTATTCTTATTTCTTATTGGCTTTTTGTAGTATGGTGAATGTTTTTCTATTAGAGTACATACATTATCTAAAATATCTTTTTTATCTATAGATACATCTTCTTTTGTTACTATGCTAAATCTGTACTCACCACTAGCAGATTGCCAATGCTTTACAGATACTACATCTTTTTTATCTATACCTCTCTCATATAAGTGTGTTTCTAGTGCTGTGTTTCCATTTATGTTAGCTGTGCTGTCAGCCCTGCTTTCTAAGATCATTTCAACCTCCTCCTCACTCAATCTTAAACGCTTTCCATATTGTTTTGTCATTTTTGTAAGTTATTGATTTGGACAAATCTATACAAAAAAGTAGCCATATATTGCACAAAAAAGGGAAGTTATTAACTCCCCTTTCTTAACTAAACTAAACACTTTGAGAATTTTGTGAGAACCACAAAACAGAGCAAAGATAATTAAATATATATTAATTATCCAAGCATAAAACTATTTTTTTTCTAAAAGACTATACAATATGACAAGTGCTATTAAACCTACAACACCATTGTCACCTAATAAATTAATTACTTCCATTACATTTGCTATTACTGACATGCCTAATACAGGACTGCCAAATAAAATTTCAGCCATTACGCCAAAAGATAATAAACCTACAAATAACGCTGTCATTTTACCTATAAAACTATTTACTAAATTGAATATATTTTCCATTTTGAATATTTTTAAATTAATAATTAATAAAGAATTAGTAAAGCCAAATAACTGGATTTGCTTTACTTTCATCTATGTCAGCATGAATGAATGAGTCGTGCAACCCAAACCTTCTAAAGCCAACAAACCCCAAAGCATCTAATATTATTGCTCTGCTTTTACTGTCGCTGCATTTTATATCTACAGCTAACCCTTTTATATGTGATGAGGTTGGATTTTTTATAGATTCTGGATGGTTTTGACATCTATAACCACTTGATATGACAAATGGTAATTTTGCCATTTTTCTTGCTTGTTCAAGCATGTCTAATAATTCTTTGTTTATGTTATTGTGATTACAACCACATTTACAAGCAAACTCTTTGAGTTTAAAATATTTGTAAGACATATTATTTTTTTATTTTTTCAAATGACCTACCTCCAAAGTAAGCACCTATTACAGTTATCAAAACAAGTTGTAGTAAATCTACCCAACTTGCCTTTACTTCAAAATCTATAACTCCTGCATCTATAAATATAAGTAAAACTGTACTAAAAACTAAAAATATTAGTACAAGTGGTCTTATATTTTTGCTCAACCAACTATCACTATTCATGTCTTGAGTCCATCTTGTAGTAACTTCTTTTTGCATTTCCGCTTCAAAGCTACTTACCATATGCTCAATTTTTCTTTTTGCTTCTAGTCTTTCTTCTTCTGTAGTGGTCAAATTATCAACAACATCTCCAACACCTTTAATTAGTTCGGTTGCACCACTACTAAATATTTTTGACAATATACTCATTTATCTATTATAAACCCTATCTTCTATCCTATCTAAAGTTTTTTGCATTTTTTCAATATCTTCTTGAGTTTGAATTATTGTATTTTTTATTAATTGGTCATGCAATTCATATTCTTTTGCTGTAATAATTGGTTTTGGCAATTCTTTTGCTATGGCTATTTCACTTTTTAAAGACAAATACATAGTTACAACGATAGCTATTGTTGCACCTATTGACACAAAACTTTCTAAAGATAATCTAATTTTTGTGTTTTTGCCTATTTCCATAATTACTTTTTTAGAATTTTAGCAACTATATTTTCAAACTCTTGTTTTATTTCTTCTTCTTCTTCTTTCATATCATGATCTCCATAAGTAAATTTAATTAACATTTTTTCTTCTCCTTCTTCGACCATAAGTTCTAACTCACCTAGTGTATGTAATTCAGCCATTTGTTTTTCTGTGAAGTTTACATGCAAATCATGCTCATCATCACCATAATATTTTTTTTCTTTTTTCATGTTGTTTTTTTCTTTTTTTGTGTTTTTCATAGGATGTTTATCTGGTAATAAATCTGTATCATGTTTACCACTTCTATACCTACCATTTCTCATTGCAAATAAGAAAGAGTTTACTCTTGCTATTGCCCATTGATCTGGGCTTGTAATACCCTCTCTTACGCTTTCTGGATTAGTATAATAAGCACCAACACCTCTTAAAAAAACTTTTTCTAATTTTGCTACTGTTACTCTTGGATTCCAATCTTTCTTCAAGTCCTTTACATCTTCATTATGCTTCTCCATTTTATTTTTAAGTGTTGCTTTTATTCTATCACTTACTTCTCTTTTTTCTTGATTTTTAGGATTGTCAATTCTGTCTAATTTTTTTATTGCCCACTCTATCATTTCTGATCCTCCCCAAGCATCCCACATTATACCTCCACAACCCTCATCATAAGGTACATCTTTGTGTTGTTGATGTCTTTTAAAAGATGCAACCCTTGCAATCGTTCTCCTTGTCAACTTTTCTCTGTTTGAAATTTGTCTGGCTCTTGTCCACCCTACGATAGTTCCACAAGAACTACCATTTTCTTCTTTGTACTTGATTGCTCTTTTAGCATTTGTACTTGCAGCTTGTGGGTAATCATCATAAGTTTCTTCTGCGTAGTAATCTTTGTTAGAAGTTTCACACTCTAATTTAGTAGAATACTGACATCTACCAGTTTCACCAAACTTCCATTTACCATTTTCACATTCGTAACAAGGCATAATTATATACTGTATAATTTATAAATTTTTACTCCTTTTACTTCATGTACAAATTCTCTTTTGTACTTATCTTCTTTTACTTTCACATTACCATACTTGGGGTTGCGTGAGTTGAGTTTACGTTTTTTAGCCATCTTATGTAGTAACTATAATAAATTCTACATCTACTGGATCTGTTGCGTGTGATGATTGACCAGAAATTCTTTGAACATCTGCAAAAGTTATTTGATTAGAAGATGTTTTAGCATCTAAATCTGGTGACATCAAAACTAATGCACAATATGGTTCTACCTTAAAATACACATAATCTGCACCATTATATAATTGTAGATTTAAATTATTAGTATCATCTAAATTTTTAATTCTAAAATATTTATAATCTGCTTTTACTACCTGTCCTTCACCATCTACTGTGCTTAATGCTAATATATTGGTAAAAGTTGCACCTTCACCACCTTTACCTGCAATACTCATAAGTCTTTGTATTACTTCACCATTAGATGTATATGTTTTTGTACAGCTACTACCATAATCTACACCATTTAATGAATAGTTTTCTGTTATTGTTACTGTTAAATCTGCTGTTTCTACTGTTGTTGCCATGTTTTATTTTTTTAATATGTATAAGTTTCTACTGTTAAGTTCACAAAAATTGTTGACCCTGCTCCTTCGGCTTCTTTAAACATTGGAAATAAAATATCTCCTGCTGATATAGATGCTTGAGTTATTGTTGTTTCTTCAAAAGCTACTAGTTTACTATCATTACCCAATCCAGATACTGTTATTTCATCAATAACGACAGGAACTACATTAGATATATTGTTAACTACAGGTGTTATTTTACAAATAGCAATCGTAATATCATTTGTACCATTGCTAGTAAGCCAACCTTTTATTCTTTGTACTGTAGATGCAAAAGGTACTACATGACCTGAACCTGCTCTAAAAAAACTTTTTGGTAATATTGACCCTGAAGATACTACAGCAGAACCAAAATCTTGATCCCATTGATATGGTGCTTTATTGTCAGCTAAATCTTCACCATAAGAATAATTATTTAACCCTGAATCAATATAACCTTGCATTTTATAATTAGTTACACCAACTAAAGATTTAGATATATACTCTAAACTACCATCTGTTGTACCACTACCATCACTTGCTCCCTTAGACAAAACTGTATCATTTGTTGCAGCTTCAAAACCTTTTGGGTTATGTCTATTAGCATCTTGTAAATTTTTATGTTCGTTTGCAGCCATAATTTATTTTATTTAACAATCATCACATGGACAAAAATCTTTCCAACTTGTATATGTTCTTGGTCTTTGATAAATACTATCATACATAATTATACCATGATTTTTATATGTATGACCCCTTCTTGGTCTATCTGATTCATATGTAGGATATTGACCATCTTGATCCTCATCTTCCATAAAATCTATCATATCTTTTAAATAAATTTCTGATTTTCTATATGTATCTTGTTTATAAGCATTTAGTTCAGAAGGGTCTATAATAGTAGCAAACTCATCTATATTATTAACGATACCTGCACTTGTACTATTATTTTGTACTTCGCTTATAACTTCAAATCTTACAAACCAACATAAAGTTCTAGTAAGAAAATCATTCATTAATGTTAGATTTGCAGTAGTTAAAGTATTATTATGATGTTGTGTTTTTATTTCTTCATAAAACTTTTTACCTAATGCAGGTTTTATGTGTGCTAACTCTGCAAGTAAAATTGTGTTTGTAGATATTAATGCAGTATCTGTGTTAGCATTTGTAAAACTATTACTGATTACTTCTGCTGCAGTTACTAAAGTAGAATATTGATTTACGTTTGCCATATATATTATTCGTTATTAGTTTCAATTTCTGTTACCTGTAAACTCTCATCCTCATCTGGACTATCATCATCATCATCTCTTGTTACTATAATTTGCTCTCTATCAGTTAAGAACATATTACCTTCTTCTAACATAGGTAAATCTTCATCTAACATTCTTCTCTGCTCATTTATAGTTAATACTTTAGAAGGATCTATTTGTGTAGCAAAACTAATAGGTGGCTCATACTGTATAACTAAATCTTCTGGTAAATACCCTAGTTCTTTAAATAATAATTTTCTTATACCATTTAACAACAAATCAGATGTATCTTTAATTACAGTAGTCATTGCTAAATCATAAGCTATTCTTATTTCACTTCCTGTATTATTCATTTTACCACTAGATACTAAACCACTCAAAGATGGTTGCCATCTATGTGCTGTTACAATATTTTGGTCTGTAATACGTTGTAAGTCTATCCAACTACCTTCTTGGTCATCCTTAATAATATTTACGTTAGCAGGTGAAGTGTCACCATTTTTTACTATAAACATTATTTTACCATTGTTACCATCTCCAACAAATTTCTTTTGTGCTTCTTTAACCAACTTCTTTGCTTCTTTTTCTCCCATATCACCACTAATCTCTACTATTGCAGATGGTTGAAAACCATTTTTAAATTTAGTGTGATTCCATTTACCTATCTCATAATCTACTGCTACATGCTCAAGTGCAGCTATGTAATCTGGTAAACCATAAAAAGTAAAGGTTGGTTCATAATCCTTAAATTGTAAAACAAATCTATTACTTCTTACGCTTGGGTACAAGGGTATAATAGATAGTTTGTCTTTCATTGTATTGTACTTTGCCCAATCAGGATGTACATACACTTCTTTTTTATTCTTAGACATTCTAACAGTAGTTGCATCTAAATGATATAAATTTAAACCACCATCATACAATACACCTTCTAAATAAGCATTACCAAAAGTGTAGTAATCATCTGCTAATTTTTTAAATACATCTCTTAGAGATTCGCCATCTGCATTTACATCTTTAATATAATCTTTTATTTCTTCGTTGTTTGTAACAAATTTAGCACCACTTGTGAATACAGCTTTTTGTGCTAAAACACTTCTATGAGTAGAAGATTTTCTTTTTAATTCAGCTAAATATTGAGGAAATAAGTTATTTGTACCAAAAGGAATAAACTTAGTTCTTACTCTTGATAAGTCTAAAGGTTCTTCAATATGTTCTGGTATAGCTAAGTTAAAAACACCAAACTCAAAAGTATTAGTCTTTTGATTTGTTTTTACTTGACTTTTTACTGCTTTTTTTCTTTGGCTCATCTTTTTTAGTTGTAGTTGTTATTTTTTCTACTAAATCAGTCATACCTAGATCTTCATAAGCATAAGCTAATTCTTCTTGACTTGCTGTTGACCATTTTATTTTAAAATCACCTTTATAAGAAACTCCAGATGATAATACTGCTTTATATTTTGCCATAATTGTATATATTTTTAAATGTTGTGAATTTACTATATTATTGTTACAATCACACATTTCAAAAAAAAAGATATTAATAGGATAAGGTTAATACTTTTACGAACAAAGTTCAACCTATTATTATATCTTAATTTTATATTAAGTAGTAGTTGCTGTTAAAGCTGAAGTGTCAACAGTCAAAGTACCAGAGTATAATCTTGGTAACTCAAATTGTCTTGCTACTAAATTAATAGTTATCATATTCTCATCACTATACGCTGCACCAGTAGTTCCCTCCATACCTGCAAGATTTAAGAAAGTTTGATTTTTTAGTAAAACATCTTCATTTCTAAATCTCTCACTTAAACCTACAACAAAATTTGTACCATTCGTATCAGTAACTATTGCCATCATACACTCATTAAGCATCTTTTGTAATTCATGAAACTTAGGATCGTTCATTCTTGGTAAACTAAAAGATAACGCACATTCGAAAGCAGTAGAACCATTTTCTTTTGTTGCAGTTATATTTAAAGTAGGAGTTTCATTTTTAAACTCATATACAAACCAACTAGCTGTACCACCTCCATTTCCTATACTAGAATAACCATGTGTATCGGCAGTTGCATCTACTGTAGCAGTATCTCCTGCAGCAAAACTTCTCAAGCATATTTGAGTAATCCCACCAGTAGATTGTAAATCTGCACATTGTATTGCTAAACCTGTATCTATTGCCATATTATTGTTTTTTTATTGATTATTAAATAAGAGGGGGATTTAACACCCCCTCTGTTATTATTTAGTTTATATAAATATCGCCCACTTATATAGTGAATCATATAAATACTGTACTCCTAACTTGAAGTAACCTCTAAAGAACATTTTTTCTTCTAAATCATCATAGAATACTTTAAATGAACCTTCAGGATCTGTAACATCAGAACCAATAATTAAATTGTCTGTTGCTGTATAACAGATACCTTGAGTATAGTTAGTAGTTACCCCACCTGCTGTGTTAGCAAATAAATCTGGGTCTGTGTCAGCTAAGATTGTGTCCCACTCATACATAGGAATAATCTCAATACCTCTAAACTTAACTACTTGATAGCCATCTTGAGTATTTGTAATTGCTAAGTCTGCAGAAGTACCTTCTAAGTTTTGTAGATACTTGTTATAAACTAGAGGTGTTACATAGAATCTTTTATCTGCTGCTGCAATTTGTTGTAATGCTGCAGGTGCTTCATCAAAAAGTTTTCTTAAAGCTGTAATAACTTCAGCACTTGTTGGCTCATTGTCTGCTGCTGCATCTACTGTAAATCTTGGAGCAGAACCTGCACCCATTAACTTCATCCAACCATCCATATTACCATAACCTGCAACACCAGAAGCTGTATCATCACCCCATGCTAATCTTACTACATCTTGACCTATACCTTTTACAGCACGATCTACAATTGCATCTGCTAATTGAGTACCTTCTACATTCATTACATCTACACCATTTCTGTACATTTCTTCAATGTAAGTTCCAAAGAACTCTTTAGAACATTGCTCAAGAGCAACTCTCATTCTTCCTGCTGTTATAGTTTTCTCATCAATATCAAATTGAGTTGACCCACTTGTTGATGAACAACCATCATATTTTGCTACGATTTTTGTTAGAGCAGCAGAAGTAAACACATTCATTTTGTGTTTAACATTAGGAATAACTCTATAGTTACGCATAATATCATCACTTCTAAATACTGGCTCATAAAAAATCTCATTTAGATTCGCACCTGAATAAGTTGCGAATGTTCCTTTATTTGCTACGTTTGCCATTTTTTATTATTTTTTAGTTATTAAATTTATTTCTCATCATTTGTGCCATAGCATTGTAAAAACCTGCATTAGCATCTTCTTTTTTGTTTTCAACTACTGCAGGGTCACCATCAGTTTCTATTTCAGTACCTTTAGCATCTGCCTTATTGATTTTTGCGTTCAACGCTTCTACTTCGTTAGTTAAAGTTTCGTTACTACCTTTAGCACTAACTAATTCATTTTCTAATGAAGTAATTTTTTCTGATAACTCTATATTCTTAGCTTCAAAGTCAGAAATTTTATTTTTAATTTCATCATTATCTCCAAGATTAACAGTTATCTCTGTGTCATTAGCAACTTCTTCAGAAACCTTTACATCAGATTTTACTGCTGCAACAATTTCTTCTACTTTACTATTGAACCATTCTTTTAACTCGTTAGTCATTTTTTTGTTTTTTATGTTATTATTAAATTTGTTTTGAATTTCCTCGTTTGTGATGTTCTTAAATTTAGATACATCATACTTAGCAGCAATCTTCATAGCATCTGAAATACTATCTACAAAGCCAAGTTCATACGCTTCATCTGCACTTAACCAAGTTTCGTTATCCATCATCTCTGCAATAGCTTCATATGATAGTCCTGTCTTTTTTACATATATTTCTGTTAGTTCGTTAGATATTTTCTCAAGTGTAGCAGCAGATTTACGCATTTCTTTTGCATCACCCATAACACCTCCCCAAGCATTGTGTATCATAAAAAGAGAATTTTCTGCCATTATAACCTCATCTGCACCAAGTGCAATTATTGTAGCAATACTAGCAGCTATACCTTCAATATATACAGTTGTGTTGTAAGTTCTTTTCTTAAGTACGTTATGAATAGCCATGCCATTAAAAACATCACCACCTAAACTGTTTATACGTATATTGATTGGTCTATCTCCTAAACCTTTGATTTCTTCTATAAATTTTTGAGCAGTTACCCCATGCGAACCTATCTCATCAAATATGTAAACTTCAGCAACTTTATTTGCGTTATTTTGAATGTTATACCAGTTGTTTTTCATAGATGCAAAAATAGATTTAAATCTATTTTATACTTACCTAATTTGTGTACAAAACTTTTAGTAGGATATATTATTGATGGTTACAGACTTTTTTCTTTCCTTGTAAACAATATTTTGTGCTTGACTTTCGCTTATTTCATACTTTATAGATAAGTCCATAAAAGTACAAGTTCTATTACCTTTGTTAGTTACTAACATTCTGTCAAAATCAACAATAATCATATAGTTTCTAACTCTTTTAGGTTCAATAATACCTCTCTCAACTAGATGCCTTATCATATCTTTACAAGTAGGTGAATCACCAAATCTTTTTTCTAGTTCTACACCAACAGTTTCAATGTAATCATAAACTACCTCTACGTTATTTTGTCTTTGTTTTTTTTGAGCCAACAGTTTTAGTTTTTTTGTTTTTTGTTGTTTTCCACTCCTCTGCTATTGTTTCCCAAAATTTTACTACTGCTTTTCTACAAGAACTGCAATTTAAATCTTGTTTATGAGAAGGAAATAAAACATGCCATTCTGCAAACATAATATCTAATGCAACTGCATTATATTTAGAAAAATTATTTATGTTATGTTTGTTTTTAGAAACAGCATTTTCTATCATTTCTCTTTTGTTTTTGTTGTAATTTTTTGCTATTTGTTTAAAATCCATATGTAATTGTTTACCATTTATTTAAAGGACACTTGCCAAAAAATTCTTTGGTTAAAGATGTTTTTGCATCTAAAAAACACATACATTCTGCACATCTCGAACCTCTGTGAATTATTGGTCTTTTTAATAATAAAAAGTTTCTGTACATATTACAACTTTTACAAATAGCTAATCTCTCTAATTTTGTTTTTTTATCCACAAACATTTGTTAATTTTTTTTATAATTTTTAATAAACTCTAGTATGATGTTAATTTTTTCTTTTATTTGTTGCATATTTTCTGCATTTTTTTCATGATGTTTTGAAAATGTATTTTTAACTTCATGAATACTAAAAAAGAAAAATTTATATAATGCATATAATGCTCCTATGAGTAAAACCAATGTTAACCCATAACTCTCTATAATCTTAAATATTTCTTCCATAATTGTTTTAGTTTTAAAATGTTACTTGCGATTCTATCACGCTTACTGATTGTTGTGCTTGAGTTATATCTGATTCAACCACAACAACTTTACTACCTTGACTTACAGCACCCATCATTTGATTTTGACCTACAGCATTAAATTGCTGTTGTGTAAATGATGGCATATTTAAAAGACCACCATCTGCAAACTTAACACCTCCTCCTGCAGAGTTCATTGCTGACAATTGACTTCTAAACATTGCTGTACTTCTTTTATTTATTACTGCTTCACCTCCTTCTAATTCTACCACTCTACCACCTACTGCAAACTTCTCACCACCAAAGGCATGTGACTTACCATGTACCATACCTCCGTTAGCAAACTTCTCTACAATACCTCCATCTGCAAAAACACTACCTAATGTTTTTATGTTTGCAAATAAAGAAACAAGCGTACTTAAAGTAGTTATCATTGCTATAATGTTCGCAGGGAAAGGTAGTTTTGCTTGTGAAGCAACTCCTAATGACATTTCAGATAATGCTTGTAAATTGTTTGCAATTGCAGCAGTAGAAGATAATGCTATTCCTACCCTTCTTATACCCTGCATTTTTTCATCTTCACCTGCTAAAGTTATTAGCTGATCTCCTAATGAAGCAACACTATCAATGTTTTGTTGTCTAGCTTGTTTCTCTGTTTCCATATTTTGGAGTTTCAGAGCATTTAATTGTTTTTCTAACTGCACTCTTTGTTCGTAAGTGAGTTGCTCATCTTGAAGTAAATTGTTAAGTAAATCTACCTGAAAATCTCTTAGCTTCTGTTCTTGTTCCTCAATAGTTGCTGTACCATTAATAACATCTTCCATTAAAGAGTTAAAATAATCATCAGAAACAGTTGTTAAAAAATCAGTTGCTATGGCATTATCTTCTTTTGCTTTTGTGTTTTCTTTAATAGCTTTTGTAGATTTTACCACTATAGGAGTGCTTTTGCTTTCAACTTCAGAGTTTTCTGTTAACTTAATTCCAAGTTTTTCTGCTGTTTTTAAAGCATCTTCATATCTTTTAGCATAGGTTTTAGATTCTTCTTCTAACTTTTTAATTCTAGTTTCATCCATGTCAATTTGACCTTGCGTTTTGTCAATTACACTATTTTTACCTATGACAATATTTCTTTCTCCTTCTTCTAATTTTCGTAAGTTATCATTTCTCCTTACATTTAATTCAAAAATTTCTTTTTCAATTTTTTGTTGTTCTTTCATTATATCAGTCAAAGTTTCTTCTGCAGCAGCAATTTTTATCTTTTCTACTAATTGTTTATTAGCATTAGCTTGATGTTCACTTAATTCTTTTAGTGTATCTTTTTCAGTTATAAGGTTAGGTAAGTATGCACCATATTCAATATTCAATTGTTGTATGGCTCTGTTTCTAGTTTCTTGAGAGGTTGATGTGTCTTTTAAGACAGCAAATAATGCGTTCATTTCATCTCTTTCGGCTTCTAATTTTTCTGACATAGGTATGTCAACAAAATCACTTACAACATTTAGTAAGTTAGCAAACCCATCTACTGCTCTTTGTAAAGATTTCCCTAGAACAGACTCTGTAAAATTAATTAGTAAACCTTCAAACGCAGAATTTAATCTCTTGAAAGCACCCTCTAAATTATCACCAACTATAGCTGCCATTGCTTCTGCTGCACCATTTGAACTTAACATTGCATCTCTTAATGCTAAGGTAGAATCAGTATTTGAAATCATTTGCTCAAAAGCTGCTGCTTGTCTTAAATCAACAACCTCCATAATATCAGCCATACTACCACCTTCTTCTACAAATTTATTCATAGCAGGTATTAATTGATCGTAAGAATGTATAGTTTGACCAAAAGATTTTACTAAATCAGAATTTGGATCTTGCATTTTAAGAAGTATATTTCTTAAAGATGTACCTGCTATAGATGCTTCTATACCTGCATCTGTTAGTTTTGACATTATTGCTGTTGTATCTTCAAGAGAAAATCCAGATGCTTTTGCAATAGGTGCTACCTTTGTCATCGATGTTTGAAACTTTTCTATATCCATTGCAGAAGATGTAAAAGATACAGCCATTACATCTACCACTCTTTGTGTTTCACTAGCATCTAATCCAAAACCTCTAACACTTGCACCTGCTACAGTTGCTGCTCTAGCTAGATCAGAACCTGTTGCTGTTGCTAAATCAAGAGTAGCTTTTTGAGCATCTAATATTTCTTGTGTTGTAAAACCTAGCTTACCAAAGTTAGTTTGTAATTCTGCAACTTGTTGTGCTGTAAAGAATGTCGTTCTACCTAAATCTTCTGCTGTTTGAGATAGTTTCAAAAAATCTTCTGTAGATGCACCAGTAATAGCTTTTACTTTTGACATTTGAAATTCAAAATCTCTAAATGTTTTTATTGAACTTGTTATAAATCTATTTATTTGCCTAAAAGCAGCTACAGCACCTAATATACCTGCACCCATTGCTGCTATATTTTTAGTCAGACCTCCTACTCTTTTAGTTGCTTTATCTGTGGTTTTACCTAGATTTTCAAGTTGTCTTTGTCCTTTGACCTGAACCTGAACTATTATTTTTTCTGTATTTGACATATATATTATATATTAAAATTGTTCTACAACTGTTGTTTTTGGATTGTTTTTTCTAATTATTTCACTCATCATGTTTGCTGCATCTACACCAATTGATGGTGCTAATTTGTTTACAATATCATCTTTGTGTTTTCTTACAGTATGACCTGCAAAATCTGTTCTTCTTAATCTATTCCCCTCTGACCAAAAAACATAAGGTTTACCATAACCTCTTTCTTTTAGTTTTTTAAATATAGGTGCTGCTGCTCTTAAAGGTAACCCTTTATGTCTTGCCCATTTTTTTATTGCAGGTAGATTTGGTGCTTGTGCAAAAGCAGGATTATTTACAGCTTTCCAATAACTTACAGAAGAACGTACATTTAAAACATTATCTCTACTTACATGGTATCTTATACCATCTATTAATTTACGACTAGCAACATGCTTTTGTGCAATAAGTTCTTCTTTAAGACCTTTTCTAAGCATCTTTCCTACTTCATGCAATGTTCTATTTGTGTGTTTAAATTTCATTATTCTGCAGGTATTTGAGGATCATCAACTTGTTCTAATGAAACATTTTGTATATTAGATTTATAAACAGTAGAAAAATTATCATTAATGTCTGATACCTGTGTAGGTATTAAATACTCATCTTTTCTTTTAACAGATATTTCTTGTACAGCCATTGTATTTCCTCTTACACCTGCTGTATGTCCTGATTGAAAAACATTTGTAAAATCAATAAGTATTATATCTTGTGGTGTTTTAGCAGTAAATTCTGATGTTAATATCATAGCAGGTAAAGTAGTTGCAGGATTATCTGTTAAAACAAAACTTTCTTCTGTATTTTTTAAGTAAATATCATCAACCTCATAATAACTAAGTATAGAGCAAGTACCACCTGTGGTTTGAAAATTTTGCAATCTGATAGAAACCCTATATTCAAATCCTACAATTAATCCTGTTAACTTTTGATATATACCTCCATGTGTTAATGGAGAACCCGTTCCTGAACCACTTCTAAAAATAATATAGTTTGTAAATGAAGATGGTGCAACAACAGAACCATAAGGACTACCACTTGTATGATATTTAAACCAAGTGTTTAATTTATAAGTAGTGTTACTTACAACATCATGTGACCAGTCTGTTGCAGTAGTTGCTCTATCCGTTGCAGTAGATAAATGTTGTGTTATAAAAGAATTACCCAAAGCAACATGCTCTGTATCATAAACATTTAAAGAAACATTTGTTATCAAACCTTCTTTTTTTGGAAGTCCAGTCAAACTATCTATTTGTTGTTCAATTTTAACTGCCATATTATTGTATTGATAAAGGGTTAGGATTATCTCCAAAGCTAAGTGGATCTTCTACTGTTGGTGGTGGTGTAGCACCAAAAGTACCAACATCTATCCATTCTATAAGTTCAACTTTTGTAGATTGATTTTTATGTGGTTGATAATCAATTATTTTATTTAATCTCCAATAACATCCATCTACATATATTAGTTTTGTAAAATCTAAACCTACAATGTCAGATATTTTTATATCGAAGTAAGATGTTTGTATTCTAGGTTTTACCTTAAATTGTTCAATCATATACTTGTAGTAAGTTTCAAACAAACCTTTGACAGTAACTGGATTACCTAAATTACCATTGTTATCATCAAATGTTTGTGCAGTTATGTTGCCATAACATAAATTTGGTGAATCTGGATCTAATCTATTGTAAGATGTTGCTTGAGGATAAATAGGAAATATAGGATTTGGGATGCTACCAGATGAATTTGCAGACACTTGTTTATTATGACCTACCCACATATGAACCATAAATCCTTTGGTGTGGTTTTGACCATAAGTTGCATTTGGACTATACTTGTTCCAAAACAACAATCTTGGTTTGTAATCACGACCTTTGTTACATCTTCCCATTAAATTAACATCATTGTTACATTCCCAAAGTATTGCATTTTTTGCTGAATTTATCACTCTACTGCCATCTGAACTTACACCCTCCATATCTCTATCTGAACCACATACAGTACCCGAAAAGAAAGGATTTTCGTAAACTGAAAGACCTTTTTCAAATGATGTGTCTAGGTTTTCTTGATATGGAAAAGTGTCTGTTATGCCGTTAAAATATTGTTCACCCATAGCAGCAACTTTACCATCTTTACTATCTTCTTTATAATTAAACTGAATCTGTCTTTTTAAACCTGTTTTAAGTTCTTTATACTCTGATGTTTTACTTCTATCTAATTTATATGTCCAATCAATTGCACTTGCATAAGTTTTGTAAAAGTCATCAAAAGGTTCTATAGTAACCTGTCTGCTTGTTTCATCTGTTGTAATCTTTAAATTAAAAGCATGTGCTATACCTTTAATAAAATCTATCTGCCTATACTCAGGATTTATAAGTTTTGCTAAATCAAATTTTTGACCCCACTCTAAGTAATCTGGATTTAACAAATACTGTATAGAACCTCCATTACCATCTAACTCAACATCATAGCTATAAAAAGTTCCTGATGCTGCAGGATGTTGTCTGTTGTGATAAAATCTTATGTAAGGCAAAACTCTATCACCTTTATTTAACCATATAGTTTCATTAAAATCTACATCTAATTCTTTATTTTTTCCTTCAAAACTACCACTACCTGATTGTAAAGCAAATGCATGTGGATTAAATTCATGTTCTTGATATGCAGGTGGACTTTGAAATGAAAAAACAGTTTCACCTATTGTTTTTACTAGCACACCTATTTGTACTTTTGTATCATGTAGATGCCAAGAAGGATCAGAACCAGAGCCAGAATAAACTAAATTATTTATTGTTAGTTTTAAACCTTTAAACTTTATAGTGTAGTAACCATACTCTGGAGCATAAAAATACCCATTACTGTTTCTATATCCATATACTGTATTACCCCAGTCACTTGATGTTGAATGTAATGGATCGCAATTACCTATTTCTCCACAACCATAATTATCTATTGTTACTGTAGATGAATCTTCAATTTCAAACCAATGTAGTTTTGTAAAATTACCTGTTGTTGACTGACCAGAAAAAGTTCCAGTAGTAGGGTATCTGACAGTATTTACTGTTGATACTGATATGTCATTTGCTTGTATAGGAATACTTGCAGAACCTAATCTTGCCTTGAAAGAATATCTATCTGTTCTTTCTGAGGGATTATTGTATTTTGCATTTGGAAGTAACCATACTAATTTCTTGAACATATCTGTGTTCATAAAATTAGAATTTATTGTATAACCAATATTGTTAAATATTTTGTCAATAGTATTTTTTACCCATATTGCAGGTCGCCAATCTGATGTAGGTAGAGGTGTACCATATGGATTTTGAAACTCATCATAACCATAATACCCATTAAAACCTGTAGCAGAAGTGTTACCTGCATTTGCTAACTTTTCAGTTTTTGTAAATAAAAATTGTACAGTAGCTTGATTTCCATCTGGATTGAAATCACCATAGCTTACTATTGGGTATGTTATGTGTGATGCGTTTGATTCGCAGTTAGTTTGCTCCCAACCTTTACTACCTTTTATTTCAAATACATTGCAATTTAATGGTGTGCCAGAATCAATATCTGTACCCCAATCTATTTCTGCTAAACTTTTTTCTTCTATGAGAGATGCCCAACTCATATTGTTGCCAAAAAAAACACAATTATAAAAAACTGCTTTTGTTCCAAGACCTCCTGATCCTGTAATTTTTAAAAGACCATCTAAAGAGTATAAATTATTTACCAATATTCTACACTTTTTTAAAGTTGTTAAATTTGCATCAAAATCAGATTTACTGTCATAAAAGTTTTTTAACATCTTGTTGTTATGCTTAGTAGCAGGTATTTTAAATGTTTTACTAAAAGTACCACTTGTTGATGTAATGTTTTTTATATCTGAAATTTGAAAGTTTAAAGATAAAGGAAAGTCAACATGGTCACCCACATCTAATTCACCTACAACACTTTTATCCCAAGAAATCTCTGTAAGTGGAAATGCTTTTACAAATGACAAATAACCATTGAATCCATTACCACATAATATTCTAAGTGCAACCTGTGAAGCATGACTACCACCTTGAGTCCATTCTACTGTATGTGTTCCTGCTGCAGTATTTAAAACTATGTCATCAAAACCTCCTGAAGCTGTAGGTGTGTTTGAGTGTTGATACAATCTTAAAAAATTTGTACCACCAGAAGTAGGAGTAGAGTTATACCCAACTTTATATTCAAGTTTATACCTTCTACCCACTTCGAAATATTTACCACTCGCTTTTGTGTTTCTTAATATTCTTTGGTTAAAAGGTAAAGTTGCACAGAAGTGTGCTTGATTTGCAGTTATAAACCATCCTCCACTTGGTGGACAAGAAGTGTAACCAACATTCCAACCTCCACCAGTAAAAGCAAACTCCTCATTTGTAAGCATTTGTGTTCCTGCTGCAGCACTTAAATTATAATCTAATACTTCTAATTTTATTGACATATTGAATTAATTTCTTTGTGTATTTTGTTCAAATGAATATACAAATTCTATATTAAACTTTACCAAACCCTGACTTTGATCTACTGTTGTTATATCACTATTTGTTATTATTATTGGAATATATTCTTTAGGAGTAGGTCTTTGTTGATTTGATATATGATTATTAATTCTTGCTGCTTCTGTGTCTTTTTCTACCCAAACATTTGGTGATGTTATTATTTCTTCCAACCATTTTGCAACACGCTTTTGTAAAGGGTCTGTATATACACTAACTGCTCTTTCTGCATTTACATTCATAACTTCTCTACCTCCTTTATAAAAATCACCACCTCTCATTGTATTATTTATAAAGTCATCATAAGGTATAACAGAACCTGATGCATGAAAAGCATTTGATTGTGCCATTGTAATTCTTGGTTTTTTTCTATCTATTGTATCTTTTGAAACACTTAAACTCTCAACTACATCTCTTTTTGCTGTATAAGAGTCTATACCACCCTGTCTATTTAACCAATGAAATCTAACATAATCTACTGGAGTATGATTTCTATTTGCTACTTGTTCTGAAAGATAGTATGCTTGATTTGTTTCTTCCCTATCTATCTCATAATAATATTTATCAGTAAGTTGATCTTCAGATCCATCTGGTCTTTTACCTTCTAAGTGACAACTATAAAATACTGTTGTTGAGTTTATTTGATTTGTTAAAGCACCACCACTATCATTTTTACCATTATTATTGATATAATTAGGAGATATATTTTGTATCTGATTTATAAACATACCATCTGTTCTATAAGACCCACCATAGTTGTGTGTACCTCCACTATAAATGTCTGTTAGTGTATCTGTAAAATCATCTACATAAACTACGTTTTGAGAAACATTACCTGCTGTAAAAGTTTCAATTTTCATTCTAAGTGTCTGAAAACCTACATTTGTAGTCGAACCTACTTGATCGCCATTTCTATATGGATAAGCTAAGTGAAACTGCACAAACTCTGCTTTTTCTAACATTCTAACAGGTTTTTTAAAAACATGATTATCTTGATGTGTAGTTGTTAAGCTAAAACTATGATTTGGACAGTTTGTCAAAAATCTAATAGCATTATTACTAGCAACAACAGTTCCCCCTATTGCAAACCAAGAGTTACTTGCCCCTCCTCTATAGTACCATCCATCTTCACCAATTGTTGGTGCGGAATTTATAAAATGATTTATATTACTAAATTTTCTCCATTTTGTTGTTTCATGTATAAAACCATTTGCATCTAAAATATCTGCTGAACAAGCTATTCTAATCATAACGTAAGAACCATTTTCGGTTACGTTATATTGACTTATTGGATGACCACCTGCAGTAGGATTACCACTATTACCTGCAACTACATTATCTTGAACCTGCAACCCACCATTCATACCACCATACTCATAGCTTTTCCATGTTCCCATATTTATTGGACATAAAGAATAAGAAAGTTGATCTTGTACTAATTCACTATAATCTATAGTAAACCTATGACCTTGAGGTGCTGTACCTGTTTGATAATGCCTATTTGAAATATCTCTTGATTTTTTTATTTTACCAATAAGTTTCCAATGCTCATAATCAGGCATATTAAAGTTAGATGTATGAGCATTAAATCCTTGATTATAAAGGTAACGAGGTAATCTTGATGCAAAAATATAAAAATTTATATTGACAACATCTCCATATGTAATTCCTCCAGAAATAAAACTATTACTTGCACTAGCTTCTACTCCCTCTGTAACACTACCATCATTCTTATAATAAACCACACCAAATAGTGCAGGTAAGTTTGCACTATAGACTGCAGAAGAAGTAAGGTTTCTAAAAGCGAATTTTGGATAATTTGACCAAGCAAGATACATATCTTGTAATACTTTAAATTCTCCATCTTGTAAATATCCCATGTCTTAATATATTTTATATTTTGTGTTTAAATAATTGTTTATGTCTGTCCATTCAACATCTTCTAAAACTCTATTGTAAATTATTAGTTCTGCAAGATTTGCTTTTGCTAATCTACCGATAAAAAAAGTTTCTTGATTAAAAGTTGTATTTGCTTCCCACCCAGAAATATCATGTGTACTACCAATAGAACCATTTAGAGCCATTTGTATAACCCCTGTGTTTCTCCACTCCATTCTTACTATAGCATAATTACTTGAAACACCTGTATTTACCGAAGCTGTACTTCCTTGATCGTTAGAAACTGCTGTATAAAATTTATTATTGTTAAATCCTAAAACTATAGTAGCTGTACCACTATCAGTATAACTAAAAACTCTTTGCAATCCTGCATCTGCTGTATGTTGTTTTGCAACAAAAAAAGCAGTAAATCCTGTTGAGGTTATTGGTGAGTTAGATAAAGAAGTCATTACATCATCTGTACCATCAAAGTTTATGTATGCCTTGTCATTTGCACCATCATAACCATACCTTAATGGTTGTTTTATAGTTTCATCTTGAGCCACATTATTATTATTTCCTGATTGATCTGCCCAT